CGTATGTCCTATATTTATCAGAAGATACTGATACTGTCTGCCGACTATTAACCATACACACCCCAATTTTCTCAAGGCGAGATAGTAAATCCAAATAACTCTTTTTTAATCGAACAGAACCACGAACAATAGCAACTGTATTTCTATTAACTTCAAATCCTTTTTTATCATCTGAATTTGCTATAGTGTAAGTACCATTATCATAAGTAATAATAGCACCTTCAACTTTCACAACATAAACTTCATGCCCAGATTTTTCTGATTCATCCACTATCCTTTGAGCGGTGTGAAATAATTTATTGTTATTTGGTTCAGCAGAAACTACAAGAATACGATATTTCTCGTCTTTTTCTTCTGTTATGAAAGACTTGAAATTGTCCATTAAGATTCTCGTTTTTTACCAATATTATATTTTGTTTCTAACAACCAATCATTTTTCTCTCTAAAAGATATAACTTTGATTTGGCTCAAAGGAGCAGATGGTCCTGTTTCATCAACAACACCAACCAAACCCCAATCATTAAGAAGATTCACAATTGTGTTTCTTCTTGCAATATCATTCTCTGATAGATTTGTTCTTTTACCATCCAAAGCAAAAAGTTCCTTGAAATGAACAATATAATATTTTCCTTGTTTATGTAGAATATGACAAGATTGATATAATTTTTTTTCTTTTTTAGATGCTACACCTATTCTAGAAAGTGTTTCCCTAACTTTTAGAAAATCATCTGGTTCCTTCAATGTTACTTCGAACATATCTTTTTGCGACCAATTAATTTCTTCCATTTCTTGCATGTCTTCCACCTTTATATAATTTTTGTTTTATAGCGGAAATCTGTTCATCATTTAATATATCAAGAGAAGACTTAGCCTTTTCATTATTATAACCATAATACTCTTTAACATACTCTAGATTTTCTAATTTCTTCGCCTTCAACCAAGGAGAGAATCTTTTTCTTGGTCGTAAACTATTTAGGTAAAAATCGAATTGAAGTTTTTTATCAGTGTTAGGGAGTTGATTCATTTCATTTACAAATAAAATTGTATCCTGAAAAGCATGTAAACATTTATTTATAACGAATGGGGGATATTTCTTTTCCCACATTTCATCATCTCCATCCATAATAGGTTCTTTAGTTTGATTGATTGCGTTTAGATAATCTTTCAATTCATACATAATTTTTCATCCCAGACTTTGCATCCAATGTGTGTATTGATGTTTTGCAGCACTAGTTTTAAAAACAATCACCGATCTCAATTCATAACAATCACGACTCAATGACATGGCTTGATGATTATCTGATGCAGGAAACATAACTAATCTATTACCAACATAATCACACAATTCATCTTTAATCATTGTACCACCATTCCATTCTTTTTTCCAGTCCATTCTTGGATAATATATCATAGTATAGTCACCATCATCGGTATGCATATGTGGTTCAGTTCCGAATGTGTGAGCATTCATATACATACGGTCAAAATCATAAATTCTATATGAATCCTCTAGTTTAAGTTTTCGTTTAACACTTTCCCAAATAGGCAAAGTCCATTCAAAATTATTGTCTTCAACCTCATCTATACTGTGACCACAAAGCACATGCCAATGTTTATTTAGTTTTCCTTTTACAGAAGAATAATTGTATTGCCAAGAAACTGTTCTCATTTGAATATGAACCAATTCTGCATAATGATCATCTAATAAATCATCTACAACAATCATTTAAACTTCGCCCTTGCCATGATTTCAGTAAGACAAGCTAGAGTATTGATTTCTTGGTCGGCGACAAAAGCTGATTTATATTGGTATTCACCCAATATAACAACAACATGGGGAATACTACTGCCATCCATATGATCATACAAAGTATCATAAATATTCCTGAACAAACGACTTGGATCATTGTCAAGATTGTTAACAACCCATTTGCGAACATTAGTAAACTCCTTCTGTTTCATGAAATTCATGAGTTCTTTAATATTATCATCAGATATATCTACAAGAATACCTGCGTCGATTTTTCCAGAAACAGAGTATCTTTGAAGTTCATTTACAACCCTACGCCAATCAGGAAAATGTCTATTAACAATTCCAGCAACTGCTGCAGCATCAAATTCAACATCTTCTTTTTTTAAGATATTTAGTGAACTTTTAAAAAAGTCACTTGCAAGTTGCTGTTTCTCTGATTTAGGAATTGAAAAATCATATGTTGGACATCTAGATATCAATGCTGGTATGATACGATTCACATAATTGCAGGTTAGAATAAACCCACAATTAGAACTGAACTCTTCAATAAACCCACGCAAAGCTGGTTGCGTGGATTGTGGATTAAGGTAGTCTGCCTCATCAAGAATGAGATATTTACGACCACCATGAAGAGACACAGTAGAAGCAAAGTTTTTGATTTTGGTTCGTAGAACATCAATACCAGATTCTTCTGAACCATTAATCATCATGTAAGTTAAATCTAATTCATTAAGAATTGCCTTTGCTGCTGTAGTCTTTCCGATTCCAGGCCCACCAGAAAATGTGACATTAGGTAGATTTCCTTCTGCCACAAATTCTTTAAAGGTGTTTTTAAGACTAGCCGGTAACACACAGTCTTCAAGATTCGTTGGACGGTATTTCTCCACCCACAAAAATTCGTTCATAATATAAGTACCTTTTAAGAATCAGAGTTAAAATATGATTCAGGTTCAAGAGCAATAAAATATTCAATATCTACATTTGTGTTTTTAAAATGACTAATCCGTTTTGAGGAAATACTAACATCATAAGTTCCTGGCAGAAGTTTCAAATTTTCAACCTTAAACCAAAACTTGTAATCTCGTTCATCAGGTTCACCGACAACATCAATTGAATAAGCATTAGCAGTGTCATTCTTCTTATCAGTGACTCGCAAATTACCATTTTCTAATACCATATCAGGTGCACCAATAACTGCTGCAGCCTTCTGAACATTAGATAGAATATCACTGGAAAGAGAAAACTTAACTTCACACTCTGGCATTTGTATTTCTTTTGATACAGTGGTTACAACTGATGGGTCAGAGTACCAATATTTCAATTTACTATTTGAACCTTCATTGCTCATAACAACAAAATCATCTTTAAAATCCATTTCAGGTTTATCAAATAAAGACATACTAGAAAGGAATTCATTTAAATCATAAATTGCAACATCCCTTTTAAAATCTTCTGTAACAACAGATTTTGATACAATATTTTTCATGGCAGACATTGTTTGCAATGTATTACCGCACTTAATCAAAAGATTTTGATTGATTGTTGAATAGTTCTTCAACACTGATACTGTTTGATCACTTAGTTTCATTATATATTCTCATTAATTTAATTATAACCGGAAGCATAAGATTTAGTTGGTTTTGGCCAGTTGGTGGGTTGATTGGGATTATTTAATCTTTTTTTGTCATGTTTGTCTAATTCTTTATCATGATTGTATAGTGCCATTATACCATAGTGCACAACTTTCATCAAGTCTTTTCGGTCTTTACCATTCTTCTTTCCATATCGCTGAGCATATTTCATAATGTTACCAACACAAAAACCTTCTCCATGCCCACTATCCATGATAAACTCTGTGGATTGAAATTTGTTTTGACTGTAATGTTCGTTATAAGTGTTATCAATATAATCTTTTAAATCAGAGATAATTTTATCTTCATTATATTTATATTCAACTGGATATTTTTGTGTTAATTTCATTTTACACTTCACTTTAACATTCATTTTATTTTTTTCTTTGCGTCGTATAGTTTTGATTCACGATCAGACATATATTTTTTACGTTCTTCTTCGCTGTCGTTTACATTCCAATTCATGGCAATAGAACGACGTTCTCCTTCACCAAAGAAAGGCATAACTTGATGTTTTAACCATTGAGGAAATATTAACATAGTACCAACAACAGGTTTTATATAATCTTCTGTCTGTGGTCGCAATTGCATCAAATCACGCATAGTGTTAGTACCCCAACAAAGATGTGTCCAACCATCAACACCACCCGCAGCATTATGAATTTCAGGCACATCTGGACTGTCTTCAATACATTGTGGAACCTTCAACCATAAAAACCCAGACAATCCAGCCATAGTTCTTACACCATGATCGTGAAAGGGATTATAATCTCCGGCATATGCATGATTAGTCCAACACTGTATAACCTCACTTTGAGCATCACGTTCATGCCCTTTTTTGATATATGTTGTTCCAATCTGATTAAATACAATTTCAATTTCTTTACCAACATCAGTATCAAAAGGAAAATCTAATTGTGCAGAACGTTTATCTTGTTTTAGTTGACCAACCAAACCATCAGCAAAACTTTTACTATTGGGAATAATTACATCATCAATATGTTCATTCAATTCATTAATGATTTCTAATGGAAATTCAACTCTAAGAATATTAAAATTTAAAACAGGTCGCATTGCAATTTGCAAACCCATATTTTTTTCAGAAATTGGTTCTCCCACAATCTTAGCATATTCTGGTGTACCTGCTGGATAAGTATCACCACCCGCAGTTCTTACTTTTTTAACACCTTCTTCATTAATGAAGATTTCATAATCTTCTTCATCCATATCATCATTACTCATATTTTGTTCAGGTAAAATTGTTGATTCTAACATTTCATTATAATTATCGGTTGTGAATACTTTTTTTGCAGGAGTTAGTTGTTTAATTCCGTCATCAGTAATAGCATCCATACCAAAATCTGCAAGACTGGCATCTTTTATTTTCAATTTACTCATATTAAATCCTCATAAAATTGGGAGTGGCCCGAAGACCACTCCCTTTTCAAGTTACTCTGAAGTTGAAATCTCAATAATACGAGATTTTTTATTCTCTGGAACTTCACTTTCTAAATCAATGGTAAGCATACCATTTACAAGATTGACATTTTTAACAATAATATCATCAGCAATTGTAAATTTGCGATTAAATTTACGGCAGGAAATACCATGATAAATATCATCGGGAGATTTATCCTTTTCTTTTACTGAACGAACTGTAAGTGTACAATCCTCTAATTCAACCTCAATATCAGTTTTACCAAATCCAGCCACAGCCATTTCGATGACATAATTATAATCACCTCCTTTTCGGATGTTGTATGGTGGAAACCCAGTTGATGTCCGATTATTATCGGCATAAGTGTTGAGTTGATTGAAAATACGATCAAACCCAACAGCATAAGGGGTAAGTTGAGTGAAATTGTCAAATAGATTTAATGTTTTACTTGTAACCATTTTTTTT